ACGTACCGTGCTGATCCGCCGGCGTATACGGAAAGGTAAGGTGCAACGCAACATTCGGAAATCCGCGGTCAAAGGGTTCACGTTACGGAAGGGGAAAATCACTAGAATCCCGGTGGCAAAACGGATTCGGGCGCGGATTGTGCAGAAAAGAGCGGCGAGAAAACGAAAGGCACACCTACAACAAAGTTTGAGAAAGCGTAAATTAAGTTTGAGGAAAAGAAAAGCATTAGGCATTCACTAAGGAGAAACCATGCCAGATTTTACTAACAGACTTCGCGGAAAATCAATTGTGCGTATTACAGAAACCGGTGCTGTTACCATCAACCTGTCCCAGTTGTCTGCTAATACCAACACAGAAAACGTCTACGCCGCCACAATTTCTTCTATGCGTTGGTCCTTGCATCCTTCCAACGGGGTCATGACGATTACTAGACAGAATGTGGGTGGAGTCGCTAACCTGTTGGGAACATTCTATGGCACAGATCATTGGTCTGTAGATGACCATAATTTCGCCGGGTCGAATACCGCAACAGGAAATGTGACGGTTAATATCACCACCGCAGGGATATGTGAGATAGTCTTTACGAAATCCGCTAACTACAACGTTGAGACACAGGCGCTCTAAGGAACGAACCATGAAACTGATTAAAGAATTCACCGAAGATGTCCGCGTGCTTACCGAAGCGGACGGCAACACTGGAAAGAAGTCCTACTTCATTGAAGGAATTTTTATCCAGACTGAACGCCCAAATAAGAATCGTCGCCAGTATTTGTTCGAGGCGATGAACAACGAAGTGAGGCGATATACAGAATCGTATATCAGACCGAACCGGGCATTCGGTGAATTAGGACATCCTGACACCCCGACGATTAACCTGGAGCGCACCAGTCACCTAATCAAGGAACTTCGCGCAGACGGGCATGATTTCTACGGGAAAGCGAAGATCCTGGATACTCCCTATGGGAAGATCGTCCAGTCTTTGCTGGATGAAGGCGCGAAGATCGCCGTCTCTACCCGTGGGTTAGGAAGTCTCGTAGGTGGTCCTGACGGAATCAGCATCGTTCAGGATGATTACCGATTGGCTACAGCGGCCGATATTGTGGCAGACCCATCCGCTCCTGATGCCTTTGTGACAGGCATTATGGAGGGTCGTGAATGGGTGATCGTGGAAGGACGCTATGTTGAACAAGACATAGAACGAGCGAGAAAGGCTATAGTAAAGGCCCCAAGCCGTGTGCTACACGAGACTGCCGTGCATCTGTTCTCAGAGTTTATGCGAAAACTGTAAAATTATAAATAACTGTCACTTGCACAACAAGGAGATTTTTACCCATGAAGAATGCACTGATGGAAGCCGCAGCCGAAATTCTCGCAGGAAGTAAGTCCACCGCTCCCCGTATGGAGATGGAGAAGTCCGCACAAGGTTTTGAAGACCTGGGAGGCGTCACTCCTCATAAGTCCGTCGCAGACAAACTTGATCCCCATGCCAAGGAAGCCACGCCTCCTGGCAAACAGCCGGACAGTGACACTAAGGCACCGTTGGTTAAGACTGATGGTCCTACAGAAATTGATCCCGCTGAACAAGGTGGCGCCAAGTCAGAAGAAGAATCCGAACGCCAGGCGCGTATCGAAGCCGGTCTTCGTTCCGGTTATTTGAAAGAGGAAGAGGACGACGAAGACGAAGAAGAAGAAGAAGAAGAAGAAGACGAAGAAGACAAGAAAAAGGTCGATGAGGATTGGAAGCAACAGTTGAAGGAAGATGTAAATGCAATCCTTCAGTCTGAAACCACCCTTCCGAAGGAATTTGCTGCAAAGGTTGGCACGATCTATGAAGCCCGTGTTAATGACAAGGTTTCGCAGCTTGAAGAACAGATTGAGAAAGAATACTCCACAATGTTTGAAGCGGCTGTTCTAGAAGTCCGTGAAGCATTGACCGAGAAAGTCAATGATTACCTCGATTATGTAGTCGAAGAGTGGATGAAGCAGAACGAACTCGCAATCGAAAAGGGACTTCGTTCCGAATTAACCGAGGAATTCATTTCTGGACTCCGTGAGTTGTTCGCAGAACATTATATCGATGTTCCATCAGAAAAAGTCGATGTGGTAGATGAACTCGCCACCAAGGTGGAAGATCTTCAGAGCGCATTGAACGAAGAAGTTGCTAAGGGGGTTGAACTCAAGAAGCAACTTAGCGAATCCAAGAAACATACCATTATCAACAGTGTTTGTGAAGGATTGACGCAAACACAAGTTGAAAAAGTTCGCACACTCGCAGAGAGTGTCGAATTCACCGCAGAAGGTGATTTCAGGACCAAGGCAACAACAATCCGAGAAAACTACTTTCCGACTTCCAAAAGGAAAACGGCAGATGGCGCACTCTTGACCGAGGCAACCGAAGTGTTGCATGAGGAAAGGGCCGCGAGTCCAGAGGTTGATGCAGTTATACAAGCGATTGCACGATCACTGAAGTAAATCATCGTTAGGACATTAAGGAGACGTACAACTATGTTTATGTCAGAGCAACTAGAGAAAAAGTGGGAAAAGGTTCTCAATTACGATGGTCTTCCTCCGATCGCCGATAAGCATCGTCGTGCGGTCACGGCTATTGTCTTGGAAAACCAAGCTATTGCCTTGCAGAAGGAAGCCCAGATGTTGTCAGAAACAGCACTCAACGCCACTGGCGGTGGGTTGACTGGTTCAGCAACCGCAACTGGTCCTATGGCTGGTTATGATCCTATCCTCATCAGCTTGGTTCGTCGTTCACTTCCGAACTTGATTGCGTATGATGTGTGTGGAGTGCAGCCAATGACCGGTCCTGCGGGATTGATCTTCGCAATGCGTTCCAACTACGCCAACGCAACTAGTCGTTTGGGTGAATCCTTCTTCGATGAAGCCAACTCATCCTTCAGCGGTACCGGGGTGGCACAGTCGGCATTGACCTTGACTGCCTCTGGTAACAGCGCCGCGGTATTCGTCACTCCTGTAGCACCTGGCGTGGGTTTCAGCACGGCCACTGCTGAAGGTTTGGGCGATGGTACCAACCCTGCATTCTCAGAAATGGGATTCAGCATTGAAAAAGTCACGGTGACTGCTAAGACCCGTGCATTGAAGGCTGAGTACACATTGGAATTGGCACAGGACTTGAAAGCAGTGCATGGTCTGGATGCCGAAACCGAACTGAGCAACATTCTCTCCGCAGAAGTGTTGTCAGAAATTAACCGTGAAGTTATCCGCTCCATCTACTCCGTAGCAAAGATTGGTTGCCAAGTGGGTACCACCACCGCAGGCACCTTCGATCTTGACACGGACTCCAATGGACGTTGGATGGTGGAAAAGATTAAGGGCTTGGTCTATCAGATCGAGCGCGAAGCGAACACCATCTCAAAACAAACTCGTCGTGGCAAGGGCAACGTGATCATCTGTTCGTCAGATGTTGCGTCTGCTTTCGCGCTCGCGGGTGTGTTGGATTATCAGGGTGCATTGAAGGACAACGTGAGCCTCAATGTGGATGACACAGGCAACACCTTCGCAGGTACCTTGCTTGGTCGCTACAAGGTGTATATTGATCCGTACTTCCCGGCCGCACAGACCCAAGAGTTCGCTGTGGTTGGGTACAAGGGACAGAATCCATTTGACGCAGGAATTTTCTACTGCCCATACGTTCCGCTCCAAATGGTTCGTGCAGTTGACACCGCAACCTTCCAGCCAAAGATTGGTTTCAAGACCCGATACGGGATTGTTGCCAACCCATTCGCTGAAGGTTTGGTTCAGGGATCAGGTGCATTGACCGTCCGCTCCAATGTTTACTACCGCGCACTCAAGATCGCAAACATTGCGTAATCTGAGTGAACGATAGATAGACAGTCTGTTTATGAAGGGGCTCCTCGCAAGGGAGCCCCTTTCTTTTTGTCTTGACAATCCCGCTAAATAGTGATATACTTGCCATAGACTGGAGGTGTCTATGAGGCGAGTCATTGTGTTGTTGTGTGTTCTATTATTACCTGCGTTTGCATATTCAGAAAGCCCACAGGTTGAAATCCAACAAGATAGTTACACAGAATTGATTGAGGGGTGGATAAAAAAATACCGAGATACCGACCTCTTTGTATTCAAGGTCCGCAGTGTCAGAGACATTTTGATTCCAGGTGGTGTGAGTAGTGTCAAAACCATTTCTCTCAATGTCTATTATAAAGAGCACAGTGAATGGTTTTTATTATTCATCGAGGACAATAAAATCATCGCATGGCAACCTCTAGGAGAAGCCCCGATTCCCTATGAAGATGAAGATGAAGAGAAAGAGGAATTTTCGCACAAGGACATAACCTAACAAGGAGCAAGACATGGGGTTTCCAGCCACAAAACACACACCAACGAATCCAAACCAACTCCATCCCAATAAATTTATATTGAGTTTTACCGCTCTTCCGACTGTGGAGTATTGGTGTCAAACCGTTAGTATCCCCGGCCTCTCACTGGGGGAAGTATCAAGGCAAACCCCCTTCATTGATCTCTATTCACCAGGGGAGAAACTTATTATCAATCCTCTCTCTATGACTTTTGTGGTGGACGAAGATTTGACTGGATGGAAAGAAGTCTACAACTGGATGCGTGAACTAGCCTTTCCAGAGAATTTTGAAGAGTATAAGGAGCTGAACACCCGCCCTGGTGCTTATGCAAGACCACAACCTCAATTCTCCGATGCCACGTTAATCGTGCTCAACTCTAATCAAATTCCAAAAATCCGCATTAAGTTCCTCAATTGTTTCCCGACACAATTGACGGATATTCTATTATCATCAACCGCTTCACCCGAAGAACCACTCACAGCGGATGCCGTCTTTCGTTTTGATTTGTATAATTTTGAAACGCTCTAGCTGCCATTATATGGAAACGAAAGTTGAGGAACCCTGTGATCTTAGATACTGAACATCCTTCAAATGAACAAGTAGAAAAATTACTTGCAGAATGGGCAAAAGATGCCTCAATGGATCGACTGGAGCCGGCGGAGGAATTACGAAAGATCCCCAAACATCAATCAAAATATCTAACCATACTCAGCACCCATCGCCGTGCCTATAAAGAAGGGGAACGTCGAATGGCAAAAATGCGTCGGGTGAAACTAGAGTATTACACTGGGCGGCTAGATCAAGCCACTCTTTCTCTCAATAATTGGCAACCGTTCCCCTACACCCTCAAAGGGGATCTAAACACCTACCTGGAATCGGATAAGGATATCCTGGCAGGCAAAAAGGCCATGTCTACCCACGAAGAAGTGATGGACTTATGTGAGCGCATCCTTAAGGAACTCAGTTCGCGCACATTTGCCCTAAAAGATATCATACGGTGGGAGATTTTCATTGCCGGGGGTGGACACTAATGCCTGACATTTATGTGAGTAAAAAAGACGAATCCTTCGTCTACATCTCCTGCAACGAAAGTACGGCGCAAGAAATATCTGATTACTTTGCTTTCTTCGTGCCTGGATATCAATATACTCCAAAGTATAAGGCAGGTACCTGGGACGGCAAAATCCGTCTGTTTGACCGGCGCACCTATACTCTACCTGCTGGCATTGTTGGTTATCTCCAAAAATTTGCAGAAGACCGTCAATATACTTGCCAAATCGATGATGCTGCCCTGTTAACCACTAACTTTTCGATCATCGAAGCCAAGAACTTCGCCGATTCTCTTAATCTTCCACTTGAACCACGGGACTATCAAATCGAAGCCTTTGCGCGAGCCGTTCGTAGTCGTCGTATCTTACTAGTCAGCCCCACGGCGTCAGGCAAATCTTTTATCATCTACTTGATTGTTCGCTTTCTCCAGCAAAATCACTGTCGTGGTCTTGTCATTGTCCCTACCACGTCACTAGTGGAGCAATTGTTTGAGGATTTCAAAACTTATGGCTGGAATTCCGACAAGCATGTGCATCGCTTATATGCCGGGAAAGAGAAGCGCATTGAACATTTTCTGACAATCTCAACTTGGCAAACACTCCATCTTCAATCCCCCGATTATCTCAAACAATTTGACTTTGTGATTGGGGACGAAGCCCACCAATTCAAAGCTAGATCATTATCAACCATTATGGGGAACCTGTCTAACGCCGATGTTCGTGTCGGAACCACAGGCACCCTCGATGGTACAAAAACTCACCGGTTGGTCCTTGAAGGGCATTTTGGACCAGTCTTTGCCCCAGTGACTACACGAGAACTTATGGACAGCGGCGCATTGGCAGACCTGAAAATCAAATGCCTGGTGCTCAAGTATCCTGAATCTGTGTGTAAAAATCTTCGGAAAGCCACCTATGCGGAAGAGTACGACGCGGTGATTCATTATTCCCCGCGTATGAAATTTGTGCGCAATCTTGCCTTATCACTAGAAGGGAATTCACTCATATTGTTCCAATTGGTCAAGAAGCACGGAAAACCTATTTTTGATGCCATTCAGGAGAAAGCTACTAACGGAAGGAAAATCTTCTTTGTACACGGCAACACCGAAACTATGGATCGTGAAGAGATACGGAAGATTACCGAAGTGAGCAAAAATGCTATTATAGTCGCCTCCTATGGAACCTTCAGCACCGGTATCAATATCAAGAATCTCCATAATGTCATTTTCGCCGCACCCTCAAAATCTCGAATCCGTAATTTACAATCCATCGGAAGAGGTTTGAGGAATACCGACGGAAAAACTCATGCTACGCTTCTTGATATTGTGGATGACCTCCGAATCGGTAAGCATGAAAATTTTCTCCTGAAACACTTCCGTTATCGTGCAGAAATCTATGGTTCAGAAAAATTCTCCTATAAGCAGTATGTCATTGACCTGACCCACTAGTTATGCTATAATATGTCCTTAATTATCGGAGGAGCTGTATGAACACCGCCAATGCAGAAACTAGAATGTTCGTGTGTGGACACGATACCGTATTGTCAACCATATGGCTCGGTGAAGATGGCATGATCCATTGCTACTATCCCGCGTTAGTGGTGACAGAGCGTATGTCAAATGGTGTGCTAGGCTTTGTACTAAAACCCTGGGCTCCCACCGAACTACTTGCCGCACCAATTGTTACAATTGTTCCCGAACACCTAACCCAGCTCATGACCCCCTCAGCCGAACTAGTTGCGTTTTACATGGCATGGTCCACCATAGAAGATCAACACGCCAAGGAATTTGAGGAGGCCTATAAGAAACAGATTTCAAAACTCACCGCATACTATATGGACAAGTTTAAGTCAGATAAGGCAAACACAGCTTCAACTGGGCTCAATACAATAAATCCAGAGGAAATTGAGAGATTGTTCGATGGCAACCCCGACTGGGGCAATCCAACTATTTCCCATTAGGAGATTAATGAACACACACTATGTTAATAATGGGGCCTTATTAGCTGCCCTTATTCAATATCAAAGGGATGTTAGAGCTGCGAAAAAAGCAAAGAAGATGCCGCCTCCATTGACGGATGATATAGGCATCTGCTTTCTTATGATTGCCGAACATTTGAGCCGAAAACCCAACTTCATCTCCTACACATTCAGAGAGGAAATGATCTCCGACGCAGTGGAAAATTGCGTCCAATATGTGGGAAATTTCAGTCCTGCTAAGTCAAAGAATCCGTTTGCCTATTTCACCCAGATCATTTACTATGCTTTTTTGAGAAGAATTCATAAAGAAAAAAAGCAACTCTATGTGAAGTATAAAGCTACGGAGCAATTGGGAGCATTGCAACAGTCATCGATGCACAACCTGAGTGAGGACACTGAGCACAACCGTTCCTTCCAGGTCTACGAGAACATTTCCGATTACATCCGCACGTATGAACAGGGGCGTCAAATTAAGAAACGTCGTAAACCCAAGATCTCCGCAAACAGCGGGGTCTTCAAATTTGTAGGAGACTAATATGATACCAAGAGAACCGCGCGACCCCGAACCGCGCGACCCTTTTTCCTATATTCCAGCAGATTCAGAAATTATTCTCAAAGAACTCCTTAACCGTCTTGAGGTTATAGAAAAAAAAGTCCATGCCTTAGAAAAAGGCATCTTCTCTGAACAGGAAGAAGCCTTTAAGAGAGGCACAGGGAGATACTTGTTATGAAATTGGCTCTGATCAATGATACCCACGCTGGGGCGCGTGGTGACAATGCACATATCAATGACTTCTTTTTCAAGTTCTGGGATAACATTTTCTTTCCGGCGCTGGAGCATCACAAGGTAGATCGTGTCATTCATCTTGGAGACGTGGTAGATCGTCGTAAATTTATCAATTTTGCAATCTGGAACACCTGGAAAACCAAATTCTTTGACCGACTCATGCTTGACGGCATGCCTATCGATTTACTGACGGGCAATCATGATTGCTATTATCGCAATACCAATGAGGTCAATGCATTAGATGAATTGATCGGGATGTACCCTAATGTACGGATCTTCCGCGAATCCCAGGATATGCAATATGGGAGTCTGTTAGTGGCCCTGGTGCCTTGGATCAACACCGGGAATTTTGAAACCTCAATGCAGTATCTTAAGTCTACCACCGCCCCAGTTATTCTGGGCCACCTTGAGATTTCAGGATTTGAAATGGACCGCGGGAATGTCTGCCATACCGGTTTGAACAAGGCGAACTTTGACCGATTCGATATGGTACTCAGTGGGCATTTTCACCATAAGTCGAATGATGGAGTTATCTTCTATCTGGGAAACCAATATGAAATTACGTGGGCAGACTATAACGATCCGCGTGGGTTTCATATTCTTGACACTGAAACCCGCGAATTGACCTTTGTGGAAAATCCCTATAAGCTATTCCACCGCATCGTATATGATGACAGTGTTCAAACTTTTGAGTTATGGAAGCAGCATAACTTCCAACGATACCAAAATGCGTATGTCAAGGTAGTGGTGGTTCGTAAACAGAATCCCTATCTCTTCGACTGTGTGATGGACACCCTATATAAGATAAACCCCATCGATGTTACTGTGGTAGAAGACTATACCGACGCACAGGGGGACGAAGCCTCGAACAACGTGGTGAACCAAGCCGAGGATACCGTCACGATTATGCGAAAATGTGTGGATGGTATGACATTACCTTCCACGATCAGTGCCGATAAACTCAAAAGCATTCTTCAAGAACTATATGTGGAAGCCGTGAACACGGAGACAACTATACAATGATTCAGTTCAAAACGATCCGTTGGATGAATTTTATTTCAACTGGCAACTATGTCACGGAAATTCGATTGAGTGATGCCCAAAACACCTTGATCGTCGGGGAGAATGGGTCTGGAAAATCTACGCTGTTGGATGCCCTTTGCTTTTGCCTCTACAACAAACCATTCAGGGATATCAACAAGGGTGCCCTGATCAATTCTATCAACCAACGCGAGACAAAGGTTGAAGTGGAATTCAGGGCGGACAATCACGAGTATGTGGTGATTCGTGGCATTAAGCCCGATATGTTTGAAATTCATAAGGACGGGGAACTACTTGACCAAACGGCGTCAGGGGACTATCAGGATCAACTGGAAAAATTCATCCTCAAATTGAGCTATAAGTCATTCACCCAAATCGTCATCTTGGGGTCGGCCAGCTTTACCCCATTCATGCAGTTAAAGGCAAGTGATCGTCGAGAAGTAATTGAAGACTTATTGGACATTCAAATCTTCTCTCGCATGAACAAACTAGTCAAGTCCAAACTCTCTACGATGGCCACAGAACGACAAGCCAATAAACTCCTTGTCGAGAGTGCCACAGAAAAAATTGCGATGCAGGAACGCCATATCAAGGAGGCTCAACAAGACGTAGCACAGCGTGTCCGAGAAGTAGAACAGGAACTTAACATCAATCTTAAGGAACTCGCTCGACTTAAGGGAGCAATCATACAACACCATGCTGCCGTGCAGTCTGCTTCCGCGAATATCACAGACAAAACGAAGCTAACACAGAACATCAAAAAATTCACCCAATTAGAAGCCCAAATTGAGAATGTGCTCGGAAAGCAACAGAAAAATATCAAATTCTATGAGACGGAAGAAAAGTGTCCTACATGTGTTCAGTTGATTGATAAAGCATTCAAGCAACAGCAACTCACGCAAGCCCAAAGTAAGATCGTTGAGTGTGAGGATGCGCTTAAACAACTAGAGCAAAAGGTTTGCCATGCCCAACAACGGCTCACGGAGATTGCCGGGATTGAAAAAGAGATTAATGAACACAAACTCTTAATTGCCAGCAACAACACCCTTGTGACTGCCCTAGAACAATCCAATACGAAACTAAAGGCAAAGTTGGAGTCATTTAAGACGCAACAACACACCACCGGGCGTGAGCAAAGTCGGCTAGCAGAGCATCTTGAAGAACTTGCACGGCTCGAAGCTACCAAACGAGAGTTGATTGACAACACGGCTTACTACGAATCTGCTGGATTGTTATTGAAAGACACCGGCATCAAAACGAAGATCATACGCCAGTATTTGCCCATCATCAATACCCTGGGCAATAAATTTCTGGCTAGCATGGACTTTTTTGTGAATTTCAATCTCGATGAGACATTTAGAGAAACAATCAAGTCACGGCACCGAGATGAATTCACCTATCACTCCTTCTCCGAAGGGGAAAAACAACGGATCGACATGGCACTGATGCTCACCTGGAGAGCCGTAGCGAAACTGAAAAACTCGGCAGATACCAACTTGTTGATCCTAGATGAAATCTTCGATGCGAGTTTAGACAATACGGGCGCCGAGGAACTTATGAAGATCCTACATAGTTTAGACTCCACCAATGTGTTTGTGATTAGCCACCGCGGGGATACTCTTCAGGACAAATTTCAAAGTGTTATTCGCTTCGAGAAACATCAAAACTTTTCACGTATTGCTGCAAAGTGAGGACATGTATGGAACAACTATCTGTCAATTCCCCTGGTGCCCCAACCACCTTTGTATATGACACCACGAAGCCTAGGGCTCTCCCAGCCGCGAAGAAGCCTAATCTGCTTCCGTTGTATAATGAAAAGAACCCGATGCTGGCAACCCGTATGCCGGAATTCAACATCCTCAATCCTCCCTGTAACATCGTGGAGTTTGCCAACCAACTTCTTTACACCATGGCGCATTATGGTGGGGTAGGACTGGCTGCACCGCAATGTGGGTTCCCCTATCGGATCTTTGTAATGGCAGGTGGGGTGGTGTGTATCAATCCAGTCATCCTTGAAGCCTCCACAGAAACGGCGCGTCAGAAAGAAGGTTGTCTCAGTTTTCCTGGCTTGTCCCTTCCCATCGAACGAGCAAAAACCGTTCGTGTGAAATATACCAACGAAAAAGGTGAACGAGTTGAAGCGACCTGGTCAGGGGTCACCGCGCAAGTTGCACAGCATGAATATGATCACCTGGAAGGAAAGGTATTTACCTCACGGGTGGGTTCACTCACGCTTCAAATGGCAAAGAAGAAGAGGCAGAAGTTGTTCAAGAAGATCCAACGTATTGTTGACGCCAAAGCCACACGGGCCCGAATTGATGGAAAGGTATCATCACGCCTAACTACAGAAACGACACCAAATCCACAGATGTCTCCGACAGCCGTGGAATCAACCAACAGGTGATTACAATGAAAGAATGGCAATGCGGGTATGAATTAGAATACTTACGGAAGTTGGAGGCATTCTACGCGCCTCATAATAAGTTTGCGATATCACCATTTGCAGAATTTAAGAAAAACAACATTGCGGAGCATCTACGCAAAAAGACGTTGCATTTCGTAACGACTCCTGACAACCATCCTGTGTATGATATCTTTGCCGCATATGTCGCCGAAGAGGCTAAGGTGATGGCGAAGATCACGATGTTCGGCAATACCATCATCGGGGAAAAATTCAAAGGGGATATTACCCTCTCTCGTTTAGTTGGCAATCCACACAGCCTCCTAGAGGTGTTGCACCCTAATGGTAAATTTGGGGATAAGAATTGCTGGCTTGTGACTTTTGCAGGGAATAAGGAAGTGTGTGCCTTAGCGAGACTTTCGGGGTTCAACTATGTCGGGTATAAGGTCACCAGTTTTTCAGAGGTGATGGCAGTGTTCTTTCGAGACAACCCTTTGAGCTTTCAACCTCGGCAACATCCAAAAGTAAATCCTGCGGAACTCGTTGGAATGAAGAAGTTATGTGATGTGCCACAGGAAATGGTTGCG